ATCCACTCGATAAGAACCCCAAAAAGGGTATAATCGTACCCAAATTCAACCCTGACAACCATGAGGATGCACCGTTATGAATATTGCTAAAATTGAAGAATGTTTTTACACTGAGGACGCTATTGCTAAGGCTTATGAAGCTGAGCTGATGGCCTATAAAGCAGGAAATATAGAGTTAGCCGATGCTTACTCATTGATTGCTGACTTGTTGGTTTATAAACTAAAGGCTGAAAATGACCAAGATCAAACAATTTACCTACAAACTCAGGGGTTGTGAGTGGTATGGCCTATGCGAGGTGCAGTCTATTGAGTCACTGCCCTTGATCGTTCGATGCACTGATCTGTACCTTGAAGGCTATCGTGACGATAACCCTCCAGACATGAGGGACATTGTAGACTATCAAATAGTCCTTGACATTGAGGATATGGTAAGAATCGAGGCTGAGAATGTTTAACAAGTGGACAGTTCTAATACTGGTGTTTTTGGCTTATGCTTTAGGAGGTTATCTTGATAGCTTGGCTTATTGAGTTGATCCTGCCGTCCAGAAGGGCTTTAGAAAGCGTTTAAAGGGGCCTAGAAGGCGTTTAGTCTGCCTAGGTAATATCAATTGAAGGGTTTAGACCCTTAGGAGCTTGAAAATGACACGTTGTGTAATCTGTGACCGTAATCTGAAAGACCACGAGGCAGTGAGACGACACGCCTTGACCAATGAATTCCTAGACATCTGTGATATATGTCTGAGGGATATACCGGGATTACCTACCAAGGGTGGACAAGGGTTAGACACTGCCTCAGACCCGTTTGAGGACACAGGAGAGACTGAGGAAGTAGACTCTGTTACAAACTGTTACAACTTAGATGATGAGGATCATTGACAGTTGATAAACGAGTGGTATAATTTACTATAGAGTCCCTAAGACATTTCATAGATGTTAACCTACTAACAGTTACTTAGTAAGTTATACATTGTATGTCTTAACTCTATAGTCCTTTAAAGTCTATATATGAGGTGTTGAAATGAGTGAATTGTCTATGGACATGATGACCCATGAAGATGATGTCTTACAGTTTGAATGCTGGTATCATTCCGTTATGGATGATGTCGCTAGTCTTATACGTGCCAATGGTTACGATAAGATCATGTATGACATACAATGTGCAGTATCACGAATGGAGGATGAACAGTGATTGTCTCCTTGTTTCTTGGTGTCTTAACACTTATTAAGGTAGTACTTAAATGAGCAATAATAACCCTTATGGCTTAGTTGTTAACGTAGAGAATGCTATTTGTGTCGTTGAGTTTGATGTCATTGGTGACAGTGAGATCAACTACGAGACATGGGAAGTGTTCTTTAACAAGGACTTTAAAGGTAACTTAAAGCAACAGCTAAAGCCTGACACATGGGTGCTGGTCAATGACTTGATCCATGATAAGACTTGGGAGTCCATTGAAGATCAGATCAGGGCACAATGGAAGGATGTTGAGGAACAACAAAGGGCATATGATGAGCACTATTAAGCGAGACACGATAGAAATGGCCCTTGAGGCTGGCTTTTCAATTCGCAGTAATTGGGCAGAACAAGAACTTAAAGCCTTTGAAGCCCTTGTTCGTGCTGATGAGCGTGAGCAAGACATTCAGCGACTCAGCGCACTTGTACGAGCGCAGCAGATCACCATTGACAAGTTGGAAGCACAGCGCACGTGGGTTGGGCTGACGGATGAGGACATCAAGGGCGCAGATTGGGTGCTTTCAGCGGTCAAAGAATACGAGGCTTACACGTTGCAAGAACAACTGGTTATTGAAGGCGTTGCTGAGTTTGCCCAAGCCATTGAAGCCAAACTCAAGGAGAAGAACACATGACATCCAAGTTTCTCCATCACATAGCCTGTGAGCACTGTGGAAGCAAGGACGCAGGTTCTCTGTATGATGATGGACATACACACTGCTTTAGTTGTGGTGTAACCATGTTTGCTGAAGCAAACGGCGAGCACGAAGGTGCTTACGATGAACGAACGGTAATGAGGGATGCTATTGCACCCTCTAAGAAAGTTAGTATGGAAATTAAAGGCACTTGTAAATCAATCCCTGATCGAGGAATCAGTCAGGCAACCTGTGAGAAGTATGGAGTAACCACCGATGGAGACAAGCAGTATTACCCTTACCATGACGGAGCAGGAGCTAGAGTGGCTGTTAAGCAGCGTGATGTACCTAGTAAGTCTTTTGCCATCACCGGAGACTTCAAAGGAGCAACTCTATTCGGTCAGTCTCTCTTTCACACCGGAGGAAAAGCTATCACCATCACAGAAGGAGAGCTTGATGCTCTCGCAGCTTTCCAGATGCAAGGGTCTCTCTACCCTACAGTGAGTATTCGTAACGGTGCTCAAGCTGCTCTGAAGGACTGTAAGGCTAACTATGAGTGGATCAATAGCTTCGACTCAGTGGTTATCTGCTTCGATGGTGATGAACCGGGGAAGAAGGCTGCTAAGGAAGTGGCTGAGTTGTTCGGAAACAAAGCCAAGATCATGCAGTATAAGGATGGTTACAAGGATGCTTGTGAATACTTGATTGCAGGAGCTACTAAGGAGTTTGTTAACGCATGGTGGAGAGCTAGTCCTTATGTTCCTGACGGTATTGTTAACGCTGCTGATCTCTGGGAGGAAATCTCCAAGCCAGAGCCGATTGCAGAGGCACAGTACCCGTGGAAGGGCTTGAACAAGCTCTTGTACGGTATCCGACCTGCTGAATTGATTACAGTTACCGCAGGCAGTGGTTTGGGTAAGAGTCAATTCTTGAGGGAGATACTGTATAATCTGCTAAAGACTACAACGTGGAACATTGGTGGGTTGTTCCTTGAGGAATCTACTCGTAAGACAGCACGAAGTATCATGTCATTGCACGCTAACAAGCAGTTGCACTTGCCTGATACGCCGACTAATGAACAGGAATTGAAGGAAGCTTTTGATGCTACCTTGGGAAGTAATCGCATATATCTGTTTGACCATTTTGGAAGTAGCGATGTTGATAACATATCCAATCGTATCCGCTATATGGCTAAGGCTTGTGACTGTCGCGTGGTGTTTCTCGATCACATCAGTATTGTTGTTAGCGGCCAGGACTTAGGAGACGAGCGTAAAGCCATTGATAACATGATGACAAAGCTACGGACACTGGTACAGGAACTGAACATTACCTTGATCTGTGTGAGTCACCTTAAGCGACCACAAGGCAACCAAGGCCATGAGGATGGTGGTAGTGTTTCTCTGTCACAGTTGCGGGGCTCAGGTGCTATCGCACAGTTGAGCGATGCAGTGATCACGTTGGAGCGTAATAGCATGGCTGAGAACGAGAGTGACAGGCATTTGACAAAGGTGGCAGTGGCAAAGAATCGTTACAATGGCGAGACTGGCCCTGCTTGTAAGTTACAATACAACAGCTATACTGGACGTATGGTTGAAGCTGAAGAGGAGGCGTTATGAGCGATGGAGGCAAAGGATCAGCACCAAGACCCATCCCTGATCCTCAGAAGTTCAGGGATAACTGGGATGAGATATTCGGTAAGAAACCTAAAGAGGAACAGAAATGAGCACATGGATTTTAATTGTTGTGATGGTTAGCAATGGAGGGCATGTTTACACACACGCCGTATCCATGCAGGAATTTAATACCCAAGCAGATTGCCAATATGCCGCCAACCATCTAGCGAAATTCAAAGGATTGCGTGATGCTTCATGTTTGCGAAAAGGTGAAGTTAAGTCCAAGGAGAAGAACACATGAGTACAGAACATTTAATCGTAGGAGCCACAGGTGCGGGATACTTGGTGGTAGGTGTGTTACAATGGAGCAAGGGAGAAGTCTCTAACGGTATGATCTGGACAGGCTATGCCTTTGCTCAGATTGGACTTTGGTTGAATATCAAGTGAGGAAGAAGATCATGCCTGACATCTCAATGTGTAACGATTACTCCTGTCCTAAGTTTGACCAGTGCTACCGAGCACAGGCTAAACCTAGTGAGTATCGACAGAGTTACTTTATGAACTCTCCTCGTGACAAAGATGGATGTAATTACTTTTGGCCTCTGGAAGAAACAAATGAGAATAGTACTGGACATCGAAACAAACCTAGCTCACGACAAGATACACCTAGTCGTAACTAAGAACATTGACACTGGAGAAGTACGTAAATGGAAAGCAGCAAGTCCCCTGTCGGAGTATTTAAAGGACACGTCCTTGATCATCGGGCACAACGCCATCGGATTCGATGTACCAGTCTTGAATCGCTTATGGCAGACGAAGATCAGCTTGAATCAAGTGTACGATACATTGATAGTAAGCAGGCTTCTCGACCCAAGCAGGGAGAACGGACACACTCTCGAAGCATGGGGTCAGACACTTGGTTTCCACAAGATTAACTATGCTGCTGTTTGGCAGTGGATGATGGACAGGAAGGAAGAATATGCAGGAGAGTGTTTCGATAATCCTATTGATAGCCTTCTTGAGCATTACTGTGTTAGGGACGTTGAAGTTACTGCTAAGCTTTATGTTCGGCTTAACAGTGATGTGGCTGAGAAGCAGTTTAGCCAAGAGAGCATCGACCTCGAACACAAAGTAGCATCTATAATCTCGGAGCAGGAACGTAATGGATTCAAACTCGACCAACCATATGCCCAAGTGTTACTTGCTGACATCAAGTCAAAAGTGGCAGGAATATATGAGCGAATGCAACAGAGATGGCCTCCTGTCACTGTTGAACGACACTCTGACAAAACAGGAAAGAGACTCAAGGACAGCGTGGTTACTTTCAATCCGGGATCAAGACAGCAGATCGGACAGCGACTGAAGGAGCTTGGATGGAAACCTAAGGAGTTTACCGAGACAGGTATTCCTAAGATTGACGAAACTGTGCTTGCAGGTGTTAAGATACCGGAGGCTCAGATCATTGCTGAGTATCTGATGCTACAGAAGCGAGTTAGTCAGATAGAATCATGGCTTGAGGCTATCGGTAAGGATGGTAGGGTTCACGGTAGGGTTATTACCAACGGTGCTGTTACAGGCCGGATGACTCACAGTAGCCCTAACATGGCTCAGATTCCCAATGCAGGTTCCATTTATGGGCCTGAGTGCAGGGAGTGCTGGACTGTTGAGGATGGTAATGTGTTGGTAGGTTGCGATGCTTCAGGTCTGGAGCTTCGTATGTTGGCTCACTATATGAAGGATGAAGATTATGTCAGAACTGTCTGTGAGGGATCATCTAAAGATGGAACGGATGTTCATACGGTTAACCAAAGAGCAGCAGGACTCGCTTCTAGAGACAATGCAAAAACTTTTATCTACGCCTTCTTATATGGAGCGGGAGATGCGAAGATTGGTAGCATTGTGGGAGGAAGTGCAAAAGATGGAACAAAGCTCAAAGCTAAGTTCCTCGCACAAACGCCAGCACTTGCAAGGCTCATTCAACGAGTCAGCAAACAAGCAGCAAAAGGGTGGGTTCCCGGACTTGATGGGAGGCGTATTTGGGTTCGATCCGAGCATGCAGCTCTCAATTCGCTCCTCCAAGGTGCTGGAGCCATCGTGATGAAGAAGGCTTTGGTCTTAGCATGTGATAGGCTAAAGAAAGAAAATGTAGGGTTTAAGCTAGTGGCTTCGGTTCACGATGAGTACCAATTTGAAACCCGACCAGAGCTTGCCGATAAGCTTGGCACGATAGTAAAGGAAAGTATTATTGAAGCAGGTAAACAATTTAACTTAAGGTGTCCGTTAGATGGAGAATACAAAGCAGGAAAAAGCTGGCGACATACCCACTAGGAAGTGTATTGATTGTGGGTGTCAGTCAGAGAATCTAGAGATTTTTGTTGTTAGTAACGAATCCAAGTACGGCAGACGAAATCTTTGCTGGTCTTGTATGGTTGTGCGTAACGAAAAGAATCCTAAAATGAAGGACTGGAAAACAGACCACCAAACAAAGAAAAGGTATGGGGTTGATGCTGTAACATACAAGCAACGAATGGCTACTAGTAATTGTTGTGAAATATGCGGTAAGACTCAGGAACTATGCTATGATCACTGCCACGATACTATGCAGTTTAGAGGAGTATTGTGCAGAGGTTGTAACAGATCTTTAGGGCAACTTGGAGACAATGTTGAAGGAATTCAAAAAGTTCTTAAATACTTAACAAAACTCATTGACATTACTAAAAAGTAGTGTAGAATATACATATGGGCCTATGGTGAAATAGGTAGACACAGGAGACTTAAAATCTCCCGCTGCAAAGCGTACCTGTTCGAGTCAGGTTAGGCCCACCACAATCAGCTTGATCTGACACACCGACTGCGTAGCGGAAGGTAAGCTCTGGAAGTTCCGGAGGGCAGTGTCCCTGTAGTATAGTAAGCAGGAACTTTCATAACATTTAAAGGAAATTCAAATGGATAACAAACCAGTCAAAATCGCAGGTCAACTCTTCTGGGCTAACTGGATGAAGGAATTCAACACCAAGTTCAACGAAGATAACACCAAGTATGAGTGTACTATTGGCATGCTGTCTGACAAGGCTTGTGAGGCTCTAAAGGAGCAAGGTATCGTGATCAAGAACAAGGACACAATGGGTAACTACATTGTTGGTAAGTCCAAATTCCTGTTTGAGCCTATGGACGATGAAGGCAACGCTATCGACATCAGCAAGATTGGTAACGGTACTAAGGTAACAGCTCTGGTTGGTTCCTATCGTCACAAGATGTCAGCTAAGTACGGTGCTGCTCCATCCATCAGCAAGATCATCGTGACTGACTTGGTTGTCTACGGCGCTAATGCTGAAGGCGATGATGACGACATCCTGTAAGGAGATTTAAATGCAAATTGGATTCTTTCGTATTTTAGGATTAGTATTC